AAACTATAACGGGTCTTCCACACATAGAAGACCTCATCAATTAGTTCTGCACCTTCCGGTACAACAACTTTTTTAATTTCAGTCTGTTCAGATTCCATATTCAAAAATGTTTGTTACTGTATCAGTTTCTGGAAGTTCTTTAACTTTCTTGTTGAATCCAAAAGGACCAACACCAGGTGTGTCAAAATTACGGCGCTTTTGTGCCATGTCACAAACAGTTTCCATAACCTTAATTGTATCCTCTACAGTACAATTCTCTGGCATATTGCGATGCACAATATCAAAGAGTGGGAAGAACTCTTTTGCTGCATCATTCACCTCTGAGGGTGTTAATGGATCATACTCTTTCATACATCTCCTTCAATACGGTTTTCTGATTTAGTTACATCAAACTCACCACCAGGGTAACGAGCCATCAGTTTGTGAACATTCATCTCAATGATTTCATCGAATGTAGTATCCAGAGCCATACATGCCTGAGCAAGATACCAACAGATATCACCCAGTTCGCGTTTCATATGGAAGACATTCTCTTCGTTGTAAGGTTTACCCTGGAAGATAATCTTCTTTACAACTTCAGTAAACTCACCAGACTCTGCACAGAGACCAAGAGCAGCAGTTAGCAACTGTGACGTATTTGTTCCAGTTACCTCAAGTTCTGCAAGGCGAGATCCCATTGCACCATAGTCAAGACTAGGTTCACTAGTTACTCCTTTAACAAACTCTACGTATTTTTCAGTATCAACTTTAGTCATGAAAATTAGGGATAAATGGTTCTTGGCAATTTGGGGGGAGTTCTTTAATTTCTACTTCTTTCCAACTACCACCAACACCACCGTCCATATTGACGACAATATCTTTAGTTGGAAGTTTAGGTCTTTCTAAAAGTTTAACCTCAACTGTTTCATAGATTGGTTTGAATTGGTAATAGTGTCCATCACCTCTTGTTCCAATAAGATTAACAGCATCTTTAATAGAACCGCAATCAGCAATCTTCTTTCCAGTTGGATCAAATACAGAGTAGTATCCGTTCAAAACTTAAATCCCTCAAATGATTTCTTTGGTTTTGGTTCATCATTATTATACTCCTCATCCTGACCACTGTCAAGAATGTCATCCTGTGCTGACTGCTCACAATCATAAAGACGCATCTTGGCACGATCAATTCCAACTACAAACCGTTTAAAAATAGTTGGATCATTATATCTATTCTTTAATTGCTTCACCATAATTTGTCCTAGTCCTTCAAGGTCATCTGTAGAAATAAGGGCAAGCATAAGATCAGCAGTAGCAGGGAGACCAAAGGACTCAGAAGTGTCAGTAATGTCAACGTCAGAGCTACCATAACCAGAACGAGTGGTCTGGGTGGCAGATACGATAGGGACGTTTGCCTCACAAGCGAGGCCTCGAAGTTCTTCAGCAATTGCTTTGACAACTGTATATGAATTGACATTACTACCAGCGCGATATCTTTCGGAAGCACATATATTAAGGTAATCAATGAAAATAATATCAGGTCTAAATGACTTCTTAAGTGCAAGTTCATTAAGAAGTGCTCTAAAGTGACCACTATGTGCGCTGGCAGTTGGATACTCCTTAATTATAAGAGAACCCTGAGTTTTCTGCGATAGTTTTGTTACCTTTTCCTCAAACATTTGTTTAGGAAGTTCTGTTATCTCCTGAATAGGTACATTGAGTAAGTTAGCATCAATTCGCTCCGCAATTTTCTCCTCAGCCATTTCAAGCGTGATGTATAATACGTTTTTCCCTCCCAGGAGGGCGGAAGATGCCACATGGCACATAAACAAACTTTTGCCGACACCAGTGCCAGCAAGAGCAATGTTAAGCGTTTTATTCGGGAGACCACCCTTCGTAATTTTGTTGAAATACTCAAGGTCGAACGGTATTTTGTCTTCTTTGCGGTGGTACGATTCATATCTTGTTTCATAATCAAGTAAGTAATCATGCCCTACATGAGCATCAAAAGAAACTGCTAGTGCATTTGAAAGAATACTAGGAATAGCATCTCGATCTTTATCTTTATCTTTTCCCTCTGCGAGTGAAATAGATTCCATCAGTGCCAAATAGATAGCACGATCGCGACACCACTTTTCAGTAGTATCACATAACCAATCAAAATCTGTAGGGGAATCTTCAAGATAACTAATGAGTTTTGTAATCTCACTAAAGGTTGTGTCATTAATATCCTGACGTTTCTCTACCTCAATACAGAGAACCTCCTTTGTTGCTGGTTGGTTATATTCTTGAATAAATTTTTCAATCTCTTCAAAAACAATTCTTTGATTAGAGTCCTCATAGTAATCAGGTTTAATAAAAGGAATTACCTTACGAAGATACTCCTCATTGTAAAGAAGATTTCTTAGAATTAGAATTTCAACTTTGTCCATGTGGAATGTCAAATACGAAGGTTATACGGGTTTCATCACCGATATTAACGGTTCCATGAGGTAGTTTGTTGTTAAACCAAAGGAGAGTTCCTGGTTCAACAATGACAGTTTCTTTGCCACAGAAATATTGATACCTTCCAAGTATTGAAAGGTGATATCTGTTTCTGCTCAGATAGTATGTTCCTTCATCAATGTGAGCCCCAACAATCTCATCAACAGGAAGTGAAAGAAAACCGCATCTGTGAATGTCTGCATTCTTGAATTGCTTGCGTATGATCTTTCGGATCTCACTGTGATGAGCATAGGCAGGAGTTTTGATGCTGATCTCAGAGTCTCCCACAAAGTCTTCCTTGTGTTTGACACTACCCATTATAAGTTGAAGTGTGCTGATTGGCAAGTCTGCAAATCCTCTATCAACTAAGGACTGAGTGTTCTTCAGATTTTTCTGATGGTCCCAGTCCTGTGGATATTTCTTTAGTTGTTCAACTACTTTGCTGACGTTTATCTTTGTCTTTAATATTTTTAGATTTTCCAAGATACTTGTCACTTTCAAGGTCAGTAATTAGAGTCATTCCAGAATTAATAAATTCTTTACTTTTATCTACACTATGTCGTGTATTACGATCCATAACTAAACTGCTCCTTTGCAACTGTATCCAGTTTCTCCATCACTTCAGGTGTGAAGTATGCTTCTGGGTCTTTGTAGATTGCTTTAGCGTAGACTTTCTTACCGTCTATCTCATAACGACCTGCAACATTTTTCCAGAGACCTCCCAGTTCACCCAATTCAAGAAGACCATAATATCGATCAAGACCACGCTCATCATAATAGAGACGTATGGTAACATCTTTGTTCTCCTTACTTAAACGCGACTTTGCTGTCTTAGCTTTAATAAGATTTCCAATGACTTCTGTTCCATCCTTTTCTTTCTTTTTGCTGAGATAAATGATTGTAGACGCTGCATATTTGAGACCGCTGCCTCCGCCCATTTCTTTGGTGGGAACGTATGATCCGATGACATCATAGGTATGATTGGTAACGATTAATGGAATTTTTGCTTGACCAAGTTTGAGTGTAAGCATACGGAATGCTCCCTTAACAAGTTGAGATTTGGTCATATCCCTGACTTGCTTGTCGTCTAGTGCATCACGAATCTCCTTCTCTGTGGAAAGCATACCAAGAGAGTCTAACACAAACATACAGGGTCTGCGTTCTTCTTCAGATTTTTTTAAGTATATATCCACTGCCTTCAGTGCCTTGGTTCTAAACTCCTCAATGGTGACAACATTGACCACCACCAGGCGATCCATGTCTACCCCACGACTTGCGATAAGACCCTTGTTAACAGCGGCTTCAGTGTCAAAATATAGGCAATAACCATCAGGATTAGAATCAAGGAAATTCTTGACGACTGCCAAACTGAAGAAAGTTTTTCCAGTACTAGACTCCCCAGCAATGGCAGTAATCTTATTCCCAGATACGCCACCAAATATACTACCTGAACAAAGTCCGTTAAAGATGTACGAACCTGTGTCCACGAAAGTTTCTGTGTCGTCGATGTCTCTTGCGAGTTTGGTATAGTCATCGCCAATCTCTTTTACAATCTCTTTTAAAAAATCCATTAAATAACAATTCCAAATTCTTCGCGGGCAATTTTTTTGTAAGGTCCGCCTGGGTTAGCATCACGGATATCCTTAATCCTTTTCAGTTTCTGATAAAGGGCAGCATCTCCCCCGAGACGCATAGCACTAATAATAGTACCAAGTTCTTTGTCGTTAATAGGTAGGTCCATTAGGAGAAAAATAATTCCAGGTTTACAGTTTTTTCGACATTCCAACCAATCGCATCAAGAATTGCTTTCAGTGGTTCGACAAAGGACTTCTCAAATTGTAAGTCATAGTCGATGTACTTGTCAAGGTTGAGTTCTTTAGGGAACTCTTGGATGAATGATATTACATTCTCATGAATAATGTTTGGTTTCTTTAGA